CCATGCTCGGAACCGGTCATGAAAGGCCACCTTGAAACCGTTGTTTTGCAGAAAGCGGCAGGCTATCTGGCAAAGTTCATCGTGTGTCAGTGCCATCACTCAGCCTCCACCTTGATGCCAGCGGCGGCACGTTCAGCCTCGCTTTGTTCCCAAAACCACTTGTGAAGCGCCATAAGCTCTTCATCGAGCGGAGCATATTTGCGGTCGAAATATGCCTGTGCGTCTTTCTCCGCTTCATCAGGCAATTCGCCTGGCCCGAAGAGCGTGTTATAAATCCACGCCAGCCCGTTTTTAGCATCGCCAGTGGCCTGCCATTCGATGATTGCAGCCTGCATAACCAGGATATTTTTCCCGATCAGCAGATCGAGCTGCTGATAGCGCTTACGGATATATTCGTTTTGCGCTTCAAGTTCTGCGTTGCGCTGCTGCGCCTTCTCCAGCGCCTCTACCAGCGCGCGAACGTTGGCAGGGTTAGCCATAGCGATGAATAAAGCGTCATGTGGTCGTTTTTTGCTTATGTGTTCACAAACCATAATTTCATCGTGATTTCCTCCGCCAACCCCGCATCGACCGTCGTGATATTGAAATGCCCTCCAGTTACCCGGAGTCGCTTTCTCTGCCGCCGCTTTCAGGCTCTGCGCCAGTTCGGTGATATCAGTTGTCATGCTGCTCGCTCCTGTTTTGGCATCAGCGCATCACGGACGCTCTGGCGGTAGTAGTGATGAAAGGCGAACGTCAGACCGAGCTTTGTTGGCCGATCCTGTTTACCCAGCAGTTTGAGGCGAGTGCAAATGGTCGTCGCCGTCCAGCCAGAGTGATAACCGGCGGCTCGCTTCATAACGGTTTCCGCCAGAATGGTGCGAAAGTCGTCTCGCCCGAAATTAGTGTTTTCGAATGCGGCGTTGATTACTTCGTCAGTGAGATGTGCATCGATAGCGTGGCTCATTTGTCGGCCCCCTTCACGAAAATTACCCAGTGCGTTTTGTCCGCTTTCCCTGTGCGTTGCCAGATAGCCGGCTTCTCGTCAGTGAGCGCCAGAACCTGGCTAACCGGTATCTGGGTTTCATTCCATTTGAAGATGAGTACGCCGTGTGGCCGCAGCACTCTGAACGCTTCTTTGAAACCCGCACGCAGGTCATCGCGCCAGGTGTCTTTGTTCAGGCGACCGTATTTCTTGCCCATCCAGGCGTTTTCGCCCACTCGTTCAAGATGCGGCGGGTCAAACACGACAATGGGGAAAGAGGCGTCAGCGAACGGCAGCGCGCGGAAGTCGGCGATAATATCCGGGCTGATAATCAGGCTGCGTCCGTCGCAAAGTTTGTGCTGCTCAGCACGGATATCACTGAATACAGCGCGCTCATCCTGTTTATCGAACCAGAACATGCGGGAGCCACAGCACATGTCGAGAATGGTTTGCTCAGTCATTCCAGGCCTCCAGCTCGTTCTCGATCTCTTCGTCTATTTCGTCATTGGTAGCGTCTTCGTCCAGGTAGTCACGCGCCTCTTTCAGGTACTGTTCATGGCGCTCCCGATACCAGACCGAAAATTCTGGTGTCCAGCCGTTCGGCTCACCGTCATAGTCAACTTTGGCGTTACGTTCAGCCATGCTCTCGACCATGCTGTAAGCGGTGGTAAGCGCCGCTTCGCGGATATACCCACGAAGGTCACGCTTGCGCCAGTACGGATTGCGCTTTGAGTCGCAGAGAGGTTTAAACTCAACTTCCCAGCGGCGGATGCAACGTGCGTTCAGTGATTTACTCATGCCGTCACCCATTCAATAAACATGCAGATACCAACGGTTACTACGGCAATCAGCACCCAGCAGATCACATCGAACAGGGCGGCGAACCGACGCAGCGTGTATTTGCTGTAATTGTCAGGATCAATATTCATACCGCCTCCCCAAGCACCCAACGCAGTGCGTTTGCATACTCACCCTCGGCAGATTCCAGGGCTTTTGTAATTTCTTTGCGGGTTTTCAGGCGCGGCTTTGCATCGCCGAGGATCTGACGCTGGCGACGGGCTTTTTCATGGCCGGTTGTGCCAGCAGTTGCCGCTTCGATTTCAGATACCTTCTCCCGCTGCTCTTCTGGTTTAAGCGATGCCAGCTGACGCGCCTGGGTAACGGTGACAGTTCCGGACTCCACTGCATCGCGAACAGCCTGGGTGGCATCCAGCAGTGACAGAGTTGCGCGTACGGTCTGGACACTCACGCCAAACATCAGCGCTAAATCGTCCTCGTCGTGGCCGCGCTCCAGCGCATCAGCCATTTTCTTTGCTCGGCCCAGTGGCGTATCTGCCTGGCGGATTTCGTTAGCACTTACCATCGCCTGCGCCATGCGAATGGCGGAGCCACGTTTAGCGACTGCCGGAACCAGTAACGGTTCTTTACCCTCTTTCAACAGTCGCTTGTTGGCTTCCAGTGTATGGCGCACACGCTGGCGACCATCGACTACACAAGACAGCCCTGTCTCCGGGTCTTTCCAGACGATAATCGGCTCAAGAACGCCCTGGTCCATGATGTTAAGCACCATTGCCTCGTTGATAGGCAGGTGGATACGCTCATCGTAAAGCGGGTGCGTTTTGTCGGTAACCAAGTGCAGGTTTTCAGGTTCGAACGTCAAAACGTTCGTTTTGCCACTCGCGCCATATACCAGCTTTGAGTCTTTAGCCATCAGAGAGCCTCCACGTTACGGAAGCTGGTGGGGGAAATTGCTTTCAAATCGCGCATTGCTTCGAGGACATGCAGATTTATGCGCTTCTTGGTATATCGCTCAGTAATACGATCACACTCCTTCGCCCAGGATTTGACCTCTGCGAGAAGGGCGTCACGTTCGGTGCGCGTCTGGCGCAGAGCTACATTCGAAACATCGAGGACGGTAGCCAGTTCCTTGATGATTGCTGCCTGTGCTGGTGGCATAGTTTTGGCTATTTCGTACGCCTGTTTAATCAGTTGTTTTGCTGTCTTAGCCATCATTTGTTCTCCATCTGACGCGCTGCAACGCGTAAATTTAGGGTGCAGCAACCCAACCCATGAGAGTGGGTGAATAGCTGGTTAAAATTTCTTGCTGATGGGGGACCGCCACTGCAATGGCGGTACGTTAGTTCTCCACACAACGGAAAGAGCACTGAAGCACTGGAAACTCACTTGACTAACTCAGTGCTTTTTCCTGTTGTGTGCCGGGCTTCCACCGGCTCCCATCTGTTTTTAAAGCCACTCAGATATCGTCTGGGCTGTGCCGTCTCTTCCGGCTATCATTCGGGTTGAACTCGCCCGAAACGAGATTGAAGGGTTATAGCCCCTTACGGCATTCACGCCCTATCGCGTGCGTCGCGTATGCCACGCCAGCACCGACAGTAATCAAGAAATCTGTTTAATACCGCGAGAAACTAACTTTTTCGCTTCAACTGCACTAATTTTTTGAATGTGTTCAGCATCATCATTGATAAGCGCTTTTGCGATGAACTTATTACGTGCGTAGATCACGATAAGCTCTGAACCTTCGTTGATTACTGCTGTGTAATAATTCATCGTGTTAATCCTTATCATTTATGCTTACCGAACGGTTGCTTCCCCGTCTCTTCCGAGGTGTCACACCTTTTCGCCGCGCTGGTGGGGCGCACGTCGTGCCTGAAACACTTAGCTTGCACATTCCGGTTGTTCTGAGAGGCATGGATAAAGGGACTCTCAGGCCGCTGCAGCACATGTGCTATATGCCGTAATGCTCACTACCACACCAGAATATGTAACTACCGGTACTTGACATAGTCCATCAGACTCAACTGATGTTAGGTTATGCCTAATGCTGTGTCAATAGGCTTAGCCTAATGTTTGTCAGCGGTCAAAAAAAATCCCGCATAAGCGGGATTTGTGTGAAATAAAGCTAGTGTTTTTATGATTATGGACGACGCTTTCTGAAATTCTCATCATTCTGTACATATTGTAAAGAATCAAGGATTAAACCTGAAATCCTTAATACATCCTCGGGATGTTCAATGAAAATGCGATTGCTATCATGTTCAAGTCCGGCTCTTTTAATTTCATTACCTGTTATTTCATTGATATCAATTGGTAACTGTATGTTTGAGCGATTCTTCTTGTCATAATAGCGAACCAGCCAGCGGTTTGTTTTTCCTTGGAAAAGAATAGAGTAATAGGACTCTGTATCTTTGGCTTGAAGTTCGTATGCAGGGCCTATAATAGAACAGATCTTTTCAAATAATATTCTTTCATTATAGGTTGTTACTATGTTTGGATTCTCTGCATCGACAATATCTGCGCGCTCATCAATTACATTATTTTCAGTTACATCAGCAGGGGATTCTAATTCAGGAATAGATGTTCTTGATGAAAGACCAGAAACAACCATTTCACTTACTGACCTCTCTACGGCCTGCCTCACCAATGGAGTTATTGTTTCTATAAATCTTTGATTTAATTGACGACCAATATTTGCTCGTCCTGCAACATATCTAACAAATTCATGATCTACTTCACGAAGGCTTGTACTCACAACTTTAACAAATGCAGAAATATATACACTCTCTTCTGCAAGTGTTCTTAGGGCCTCTGGTTTGAATTTGTCATGGCGGAATCTAAATAATTGCTCAGCATCAGAATCTTTAATGTCATCCATCATGATTCGTAAAAATGGCGTTGAATCCATTATATTTTTCTCATTGAGATCCGTAAAAAAACGCCATTCAATGCCATTAGTAATTGCTGATATTGTCACCTCAGGAGTAGAATTAAAATACCTAGATAATTGAGGGCAATGGTTGTCCATTTTTTCTTTACAACCTTTGGCCTCAATAAACATAACGGGAACACCTTGGCAGAATAGAGCATAATCTACACGCTCACCCACTTTCACACCAGGGAAGTCCGCACCATATTCAGCTTTGACTTTTTGCGGATCATATGCGTTAAAGCCTAGGATGTCCAAAAAAGGAAGTATCAAAGCCTGCTTGGTTGTCTCTTCCGTTGTGCAGTGTTCTCTAACATTTTTAACATGTTCAATATGATTTTTAAGACGTACTTTGAAGTTTTCCATGCATCCTCCATGCAAAGTGAAAACCTGCTGTTAAATCAAAGCAAGTCACAATCCCGGATGGGCTTCATACAAGCCAATCCCCCACAGGGATTGAGTTATGCAAGTGAATCAATCTCAGAGCTTTTAACATGTATGGAGCTTAGAGATATTGTCCGTTAGACCATATAAGCTTAAGCTCTGGCTTTCGTTTGTTTTTTTCCATCTTCCTCCTGCTCTGCCCATCTCCTTATCTTCATCTCTAATGAGTCTAAATATGCTTTAGCATCGCTATCTACCCAGCCAGGTATACGCTGTCCTTGCTCTAAGAGGACAAAATCAATGATAGCCTTTTTTTCTCTCGAAGCCTTATTATAGAGTTCGTCAATAGAACCATTTTTAACTATGGGGTCTGTTGCGGGCTCACATGTATCAGTTAGCGGGTATCCTTTTAGTCCCCAGTGCTCGGGGCCCACAACATCAGAAAAGTAGTTCCAAAGCTCTGGTAGCTTCTCTTTCGATATGGAGCCTTTATTGATCCAGTCATGGATTGATGGGGGTTTTATTTTGAAATGGCGTGCGATTTCCGCCTTACTCTTGGCAGAACCTATTGAAAGCTTCTTGTCTATGGCCTGCTCGATCGCTCGGCCCAATTCTTTACCACTAAGCATTGCCTAATAATCCTCATAACCTATAGCTTAGGCAATTCCTATTGATTGTTTATTAGGCTTAGCCTAATATCTGCTTGTGTGGAAATCATAGGAATCCGTTTATGAGAAGTAGCCTTGAAGCAATCAGTGAAGCCTGCCGCATTGTTGGGGGACAAGCCGCTTTGTCAAGGAATCTAGGCATCTCATCACCAACAGTGAATCAATGGACAACGGGCATTAGGCAAATACCTGCGGAACGATGCCCTGCGATTGAGAAAGCTACTGGTGGTGCTGTCACCTGCGAAGAGCTTCGTCCTGACATTGACTGGGCCTATTTAAGAGGTGCAGCAATGCGAAAGCTTAATGTCACTGCATCAAATTTGTAACTACCACCCGAGTTTGTAAGGAGTAGGTATGAACCTCAAAGAAGTCGTGAAATCTATGTGCAAAGCATATCCAGGTGGGCGCGAAGCAATGGCTGGCGCACTGGGAATGACGGTGACGCAGTTTAACAACAACCTTTACGAGAAAAACGGCTGTCGTTTCTTCGAAGTCAGCGAGCTGGAAGCGATGGAGGACATTTCCAATACGTCGTTACTGGCTGATTACTTCGCTCGCCGCCGTGGTGCTCTGCTGGTGGATGTTCCGCACCTTGAAGAGCTGGATCGCGTGGACTTGTTCAGCCGGGCAATGCGTACCTCAGCCGCCAGAGGGCAGGTTGATCAGATTATCGAACAGGCGCTTGAAGATGGCGTTATTGAAAGGCACGAGGCCGAAGAAATCATGGTGCATCACCGCCGCCACCTGGCTGCGCGTGAAGAAGAGATCGCGGCAATTATCACGTTGTTTGCACGCAAAAAGAAGTGACGCCAGCGAGTTGCAGCTCCTGGCGTCGTGGCGTGTCGTTATCAGTGGAGATTACTAACGCATGAACAGTTTATCAACACAATACCGCAGGTCGCAACTTGTAGCGCGGCCAGTTCCTGGTGGAGCAGGGCCGGTGCAGTTCGTGTATGGGGTAAGAGTACCAGGCGGATTCGAACCTGTCTGCTACCAGTTTGCTCAGTGGGTGGTAGGGGACTTTAACGGCCAGGCGGAGAAAGTATGCGAGAGCTCAACCGATGTTTCAGAGATCACTACGGCGTCCCGGTCAGGGTCATACGCTGGGAGCCCCAGACACAGCGCGTTATATACCTGCGCGAAGGGTATAAGCACGAGTGTTTCAGCCCCCTCGAGCAGTTCAGACGAAAATTCAGGGAAATAGAGGGGTCTTATGAGCCTGTTAATGCCATCAAGGCCGATAGTCATCAATCCTGACCTTGCGTACAGCATTGGCCTGAATGAAGCCATTGCGTTACAGCAGGTGAATTACTGGCTGAAGGAGACAACCTCCGGGCTGGAGCGTGACGGTGTGCGGTGGATCTATAACACCACAGAGCAGTGGCTGGAGCAGTTCCCGTTCTGGTCAGAGTCCACGCTGAAGCGCACATTCACCCGCCTGAAGAGCCTGGGAGTGCTCAAAATCGAACAACTGAACAAGTCCCAGCGCGACATGACCAACTACTACACGATCAACTATGAGAGTGAGCTTTTAGATGAGGTCAAAGTGACCAAATCGAAGGGGTCAAAATGCGCTGTTCCATCAGGTCAAAATGACACGATGGAAGAGGTCAATGTGAAACGCTCCACCAGGTCAAAACGAACCGCTCTCATCGGGTCAAAACGACCTGATGATCCTACAGAGATTACAACAGAGAGTACTACAGAGATTACAGGTAAAGACTCTTGTCCGGTTGCGCCGCAACCAGACGAGCCTGATCCGGCGTTTATCGTTCTGGATCATTTCAACAAGATGACTAACTCGAACTACGGGAAGAGCGGAAAGACCAAAACGACGCTGGGTTACATCCGAGGGCGACTTTCAGAGGATTACAGCCCTGAAGACCTGATGCTGGTGGTTGATTACCTGACCGAGAAATGGGCCAAAGATCCGAAGATGAGCGATTACCTTCGCCCGAAAACGTTGTTTGCCCCTGAGAACTGCGTTGAGTATTTCGATAAGGCGAAAAAGTGGGGCGCTGCTGGCCGTCCTGCCTGGGCTAACGGGAAATGGGTTAACAACGACCAGGCGTTTAAATCGAGCTATGCGGAGGTTAATTACACGGTTCCAGCGGGGTTCCGCTCATGAGCAAACCCTTCCTGAAGTGGGCTGGTGGAAAATACACCCAGCTGGCTGACCTGTTCGTGCATATCCCGGCAGGGAAACGCCTGATAGAGCCATTCGTTGGTGGTGGTTCCGTCTTCCTGAACAGCGACAAGCATTCTGACTTCCTGCTGGCTGACGTTAACCCTGACTTGATCAACCTGTATCAGATGCTGGCACTGGTGCCTGACGCGGTTGAAAACCATGCACGGTGGATGTTCGAACACATGGGGCATCCGGACGGATATGAACTGATCCGCAAAGAGTTCAATGCGCAGACCCTCGACACCACCGAACGTGCGTCAGCGTTCCTGTACCTGAACCGCCATTGCTTCAACGGCCTGATGCGTTACAACCTTGCTCATCAGTTCAACGTAGGCTGGGGAAAATACAAGGCACCGTACTTCCCGTTCAATGAGCTGAAGGCGTTTGCTGATATGGCTCATAACTGCGTATTCATGACCTCGGGATTCCGCCGGACCATTGACCTGGCCGGACCGGATGACGTGGTGTATTGCGACCCGCCTTACGAGCCGATGCCGGGTACTGCAGGATTTACCGCGTATGCCGCTGGTGGCTTTACCTGGGGTGACCAGGAGCTTCTGGCAGAGCGTTGTGTTGAAGCCCACAAACGTGGCGCGCGGGTTGTTATTTCAAACTCATCAGCCCCGAAGGTCATCGACCTGTACCGGGAGCATGGTTTTAACCTGGAATTTATCAAAGCGCGTCGTTCGATCTCCTGCAATGGCACCACGCGGGAAGTCGCTCGGGATGTCGTGGCGATCCTTTAAGGGGACTTCATGAAACTGACATTACCATTTCCACCAAGCGTAAACAGTTACTGGCGCGCTCCCAGCAAAGGACCGCTGAAGGGACGCCATATGGTTAGCGAGACTGGTCGCAAGTTCCAGAAAGCAGCCAGAGCGGCGATTATCGAACAGTTACGCGCGGTCCCAAGACCTTCAAGTGACCTGGCAGAGGTCCACATTGTACTGTTCCCACCGGATCAGCGTCGCCGTGACATCGACAACTACAACAAAGCGCTGTTCGATGCGCTGACGCAAACCGGTGTCTGGGAGGACGACAGCCAGGTAAAACGCATGCTGGTTGAATGGGGACCGTTGACGAAGAAAGGGAAGGTTGAGATTACGATTAAGCGATTTGTTGCCCCGGCAGTTGCAGCTGCCTGACAAGTGGAGAGCGTATGAACCAGTTAACACCGAAAAATGTTGTCACGATGTCCAGCCGCGATATCGCCGATCTGGTTGAGTCGCGACATGATGATGTGAAGAGGTCGATTGAACGTCTGGCAGAGCGCGGGATTATTCAACTTCCGCCAATGGCGGATGTTAAAAACCACCTTAACCAGTCAGTCTCGGTCTACCTGGTAGGAAAGCGGGATAGCTATGTGGTTGTTGCGCAATTATCCCCGGAGTTTACTGCTCGCCTGGTTGACCGCTGGCAGGAGCTGGAAGCGGGAATATCACCGGCGATACCTCAAACTTTCTCTGCCGCTCTTCGGCTTGCGGCGGAGCTTGAAGAGGAAAAACAGCGACTTTCGCATGAACTGGCTGCAGCGGCACCAAAGGTAGACTTTGTTGATCGTTACTGTACAGCTAACGGGTCAATGTCATTTCGCCAGGTAGCAAAATTACTCAGTGCAAAAGAGCCTGAGCTCCGTCTGTTTCTGATTGAGCGTGAAATAATGTACCGGTTAGGAGGGGTATTAACTCCAATGGCCCAGCATATTGACGCGGGAAGGTTTGAAGTAAAAACCGGGACGTCGATAACATCTAACCACGCATTCAGCCAGGCACGATTTACTGCTAAAGGGGTCCGCTGGATCGGTGGCCTGTGGACAGAATACAAAGCCGGGGGTAATGCCGCGTGAGAGCCTTGCTAACACCAGAAATAGCCCACCGTATGGGAGTGGTTCTTTTTCGGCCCGGTAGTGAACTGATGCCGCTGTTCAGACGCGGACGGGTTCTGATTGAACCAGAGCCAGAGAGCTACTCAGAACACCCTACGGGAGCCATACCACCGGCAGGCCAGCCCCTGGCTGATGACCCGACGCTGTTAGCCGTCTTTGAGAACCAGGAAGTTATCATTCGCGCTGGTGGTATTGGTGGCCTGGAGGCGGAGCTTGAGCGTAGTTTTAAATGCCAGTATCCGCATGGAACCTGGCATAGCGAGAACTTTACGCTGTTCCGTCATGAGCCTGGCAGCATCAGGCTGTGCTGGGCCTGCGATAATCTGGTTCGTGACCAGTACACCGAAACACTGGCAGGTATAGCGCGGCTAAACCTGGTATCCTGGATAATATCCGTTATCCGCTCACAGTTAGGCTTCAACGAAGACCACACACTGACTATCCCGGAGCTGTGCTGGTGGATGATTATCAACGATTTGGCTCATGTGATACCGGAAGCGTTAGCGCATAAAGCACTACGTTTACCACCGGTAAAGCACCAGTCAGTGATGAAGGAGAGCGATATTACGCCGGGGCCTGCGGCTGTCGAAGTAGTGCAGAAAAAGATTCTGGCGCTGCGAGTGGACCCGGAAACACCTGAATCATTCATGCTGCGGCCAAAGCGCCGCCGCTGGGTAAACGAGAACTGGACACGCTGGGTTAAGTCTCAGCTGTGTGTCTGCTGTAACAAGCAGGCAGACGACCCCCACCACCTGATAGGCCACGGACAAGGTGGAATGGGAACGAAAGCGCACGACCTGTTTGTGTTGCCGCTTTGCAGAGCGCATCACGACGAGTTGCACGCTGACACCGGGGCATTTGAACAGAAATACGGCTCACAGCTGGAGCTGCTGTTTCGATTTTTGGATCGTTCGCTGGCAATCGGCGTACTGGCGTAAGTGGAGACGCAAGATGATTAATCCTTCTGAAGTTGGCAAATCAGGCGAAATGGTTCGCCTCCTCACTCTCGAAAGCATCTGGATACAGGGAAAACTACGCATGTGGGGCCGCTGGTCATATATCGGCGGTGGTAGTGGCGGCAATATGTTTAATCAATTACTGGCATCCGGAAAGATAACTAAAACGGCTATCAATGAAGCCTTACGCCGCATGAAGAAATCAGGCATTACCAAGCCAGAGCTGGAAGCGTTCTTTAAGGAAATCCTTAGCGGTAAAAATAAAAGCGGCCTGGCTTTTTGTACTGATGAGGAAGGATTGATAATTGATTCTGTGCTTAGTGCTCAGCTTGTGCGTTCCGGGAACAAAGCCCTCTATAAGCTAATCAAGGATCGGTATGTCTATCGCATGAGCAAGAAGGCAATGGCGAAAGAGCTAAACGAAAAGCATCCAGAATGGTGCTTGCGGACCTGTGAGAGCAGGATCGATGTTTGGCTAAATCTTGCAGAATCGATGCTTTACGCACCAATGTGTGACGCATTTGGCACAAATGGCGACAGATTTTACTTGAATAGTTGCGCGGAAAGTGCTTGAATTGTGATAGGCTCGGGACGTTAAAGCGAACTGAGCAGCAGAACAAAACATAAACCCGCCACCCGTGCGGGTTTTTTTATCTTCAGCAAGGTATATTTACTGCTCAATAGCTATGTTGTGATTTTTAGTGAGGATCAACGAATGAGCATAGATGAGAGCCCACTAGGTAAAATTCAAGAAGTTCGAACTGTTGAAGATATTGAACAAGTAAATGAAGGTCTTTCCAAAGGCTGGGTAATATTAATAATCACGGAAGAAACAACCGTCTGGGACGATGGGAGTAAAAGTAGTCGTGTTACTTATCATATGGGAAAACCAAAGGTATTACCTATCTGATACAGGGTATTTAAATAAAACATTTCAATAACATCTAGGTCGCCTCAGGGCGGCCTTTTTTCATTTCAGGCCCACGGGAATCATCATCGATACAGCACGTTGTTAAATCAGCCCGATGGGCCTGCCCCCTTTATTCACACAGCACCCCGTTAACCCGGAGGTGAAACTATGGCAAAGCATATGCAAGACAAAGAGAGCATGGCCGGAATAACCTGGCTGGCTCTGCTGATCATTGCTGGTTGGGGCGGTCTGGTCCGATTCCTGATGGATGTGAAGCAGGGTAAAGCGAAATGGAGCTGGATAAATGCTCTTGCGCAGATCGTCGTTTCGGCATTTGCCGGGGTTATTGCAGGGTTAATAAGTATCGAAAGCGGGGCAAGCATTTACATGATTCTGGCATCTGCTGGGGTTAGTGGTGCTATGGGTTCTGTTGCCCTTACGTATTTCTGGGAACGCATTACCGGAGTGAAAGCACAATGACAGCAGATCAGGTCATCGAGGGCATCCTCGGAAAAGAAGGCGGGTATGTTAATCATCCGTCGGATAAAGGCGGCCCGACCCGCTGGGGCATCACCCAAAACACCGCTCGCGCGCATGGCTATACCGGTGACATGCGAAGCCTTCCGCGGGAAACCGCAAAGCAAATCCTGCTTAACGACTATTGGTCAGGTCCACGCTTCGACCTGGTGGCAAATTTGTCAACGGTTCTGGCGAACGAGCTTTGCGATACTGGCGTGAACATGGGCCCCAGCGTCGCCAGTAAGTTTTTCCAGCGCTGGTTAACCGCTCTCAATATGCGCGGGAAACTCTATCCCGACCTTATCCCTGATGGAGCCATTGGCCCCCGAACAATTACCGCTCTGAAGGGATATCTTTCTTCCCGAGGAAAAGAAGGTGAGCAGGTGTTACTGAGGGCACTGAATTGCAGCCAGGGTGCCCGGTACCTCGAACTGGCTGAAGGGCGAGAGGCAAACGAAGATTCTCTCTATGGCTGGGTTAAAGAGCGGGTGAGTCTATGAAGATGATAATTTTCGCTCTGCTGGCGCTGGTAGCCGCACTGGTTCTGCTGTTGCTACGCAAATACACCCGACTTGAGTTTGTTGCTAACGCCCGCCTGTTGCTGAAAACGTGGTCTGTTAGGCTGGGTGCCACTGGTGCGCTGATTGGCGTGTGGGCGCAGTCGTTCCCGGATGCTGCGCTGCACGCCTGGGCGGTGCTGCCACCGGACATCAAAAACATCCTGCCGCCAAACATAGTGGCACTGATTAGCCCGGCACTGGTGGTGCTGGCGGTACTCTCTCAATACGTCAGACAGCCAAAGCTGAAAGATAAGGCCGACGAACTGAAGGGGCCGCTGCAATGAGTTTCGAAATTATTGCAGGTCTGGTGGTTGTTATCCTGGGTGCTATCGCTGGTGCGTTCGGCATCGGCCATGCACGCGGGACCAGCAAGGCGGAAGCCAAAGCCGAACAGCAGCGTACCGAAGAGAAGGCCACCGCCAGCGTCGCCGCGGCAGAACGCCGGGCTGAAGCAACGAAAGAGGCCATCGATGTACAGGAAGACGTTAAGCGTATGGGCGATGACGATGTTGATCGCGAGCTGCGCGAGCACTTCACCCGCCCCGGTAGTCGTTGATACGGCCTGCGACTGGGTGAGGGTCATCTACCTGACCGAA